CACAAGGTAAAACTGCTAAACTTTGGGGTTTAGTGGGCGGGACCAATGAAGGTATAGAAACTCCGTGGGAAGGATTGCAAAGAGAAATGCAAGAAGAAATCGGTGAGTTACCGTCTATAAAAAAGACAATTCCTTTAGAAACGTTTGTATCCAATGATGCTAAATTTCATTTTCATACATACCTATGTGTTATCGATAAAGAATTTATTCCAAAATTAAATCTAGAACACGATGGATATGCATGGGTGAGCTTTGCTCAATGGCCAAAACCGTTACATCACGGATTGCGTAATACATTAACTAATAAAGCAAACTTATCAAAATTAAAAACAGTGTTCGAAGTTATAAACTTACTATAGGATTTAAAATGTCAGACAAAGTAATAGAACAAGATTGGGGTTATGAATTAAGATTAACCAACAAGGAAGATTACTGTGGAAAGATTTTAGTTTTTAAAGAACCAAACGCACAAACTAAATTACATATGCACAAAAACAAAGATAAAACTTGGTTTGTAAATACAGGCAAGTTTAAAGTTATGTGGATAGATACTAAAAATGGAAAAATATTTGAACAAGAACTAAATGAAGGACATACATTTAATGCTCCGCCAATGACACCTTGTCAGCTAACAGCGTTAGTAGAAAATTCAAGTATTTCTGAATCAAGTAATTCAGGTGATGATGCAGACGTCTTCTTTTTATCTTAAGGATTAAAAATGTTACCTAAATTATCTCAAACCGAAAGTTTTAAAAAAGAAATAGAGTTCTTTTTAACTAATATACAAAGAATTCCCAACAATAATATACAAAATCAATTATTAGAAGATGTAAAAAAACTACAAAAATTATCAGAACAAATTGATATTGGACATAGTTCACAATACAATGGCATGATTAAACCGTCTCAATTACAAGATGTTCGAGTTAATATGAATAAAATTAGAAATAATCTTAAATCTAAAATTAATAGATTTAAACAGCAATAAACGACTTGATAGTAATTCCGCCTACCATGTTAGTATGTGTCTGACATTGATATCGGTAGGTCCCTGAAATATCAAAAGGAATTTGCCAGTACAGTGTTCCACTATCTTTACCTTGTGCGTTCGTACCTGTCGAAATAGTCCCATTAGTTGCAACATGTACTAGTCCTGTGTTATAAGGATTACCAGCTGGCGTTTGTATTTCAAACGGATGGTTTGATGCAGTTAGTTTAAATGCAATAGTAGTTCCACTAATTGCATATAATGTTGGATTACTTCCAGAAAAGTGTGAAAATGTGTACGAAGTATTTCCACTATTAGATACAACATATGTAGCAATAGCACCATATGCAATAGTATCTACAGTTAATGACCCAGCGTCACTTAATCCAGTAAATGCTGTTGCACCAGGTGTAAGAGTATTTCCGATTGTTATTATATTAGTTTCAGTATCCGCAGATATACTAATATTTGATCCTGCATTTAATGAAAAACTATCAGTAGGAGATGCTGCTGTTATATTTGTGCCGCCTGCTGTGACAGTTTCAAATAAGTTTTGTGTTTCTCCGCCACCACCGCCACCGCCGGTTGCAGCAATAGTAATAGTATCTGTGCCTGCGTCACCCGTTAACGATATATTCGATCCGGCAACAATATTTAATGTGTCAGTTAAAGAATCAGCTTCTAGAGTAACAGAACCATCAACATTTATATTTTTAAAAGTATACACGTCTTGTCCGGGAACAGATGCACCCGGAACTACATTCCACGCGGTTCCATCCCATTTCCATGTAGTGTCTCCTACACTATGTATGTCGTTTAGTTCTGGTTCGCTTGGAAAATTCAATGCCATAATATCTACCTCTATTGTATTTATTTGTTTGTTTTAAACGTAAGTCCGTTTCTAACAATTAGATTGTTTGCCACTTGTCTTGGCCCAGGAACAAATCTTGCGTTTATGTTTGCTTGATATAAAACTATAGGTATTCCGCCCTCCAAACTGTTAAAATCTTCCCAATTTGAAGTAGTCGGAGTGGTTGATTCTGTTCCGTAATAAAAAGCAGCAGGATCTGCTACATCTAAAGAACTTATCCAGTCTTTTATCTCTCTCCACGTCCAGTCACGGTTATGCTCTAACACAGTTGCAATAAATCCTGCTGCAACAGGACAGGCTGCACTTGTACCGCTGAATGAAGTATCAAATGCTTGCCCGCCATTAAAGTTAAGTCCGCCATATGTATCTGGTCTAGGTCCGAAATTAGTGTAAGATTTATTTGCTGTTAATGTTCCATCTGCAGGAGTATAACACTCCATGCCTTCTCCTCTGTCGCTATATCCTACTTTTCCTTCTAGACCAGAAACTCTATCATCATCTAAAGCGCCTACGTTAATAGTCTTGTACTTTATAAGTCCATCTGTATCTGTAAATTTTCCGCCTTGTTGTGGGAAACCTCTACGATTTGTTGTTCCTGTAACTTCAACACCAAACTCTAAAAAGCTACTGGTTTCCAGTGATCCGCCATTAGTTGATGTAATATAGTTATTAAAGTCAGGGTGACCGTCATTTACTTGTTTTTGGTTACTGTTTCCTGCTGCACAAACAAATATCACACCAGAATCAATTAGTTCGTCTAGGGCAGTTGTTAATGAGTTAGTTTTCATTTCACTTTTCCAACGACCGCTGTCACCTTGTGTTCCCATATGACTTATAAACGTAGGTTCTGAAGTATATGACACATTAGAATTTGCACGATGTGTGTAGTAATATGTGCTTCCGGCAGGGTCTTTGTTTGCTCTATAGCCCCAGCTGTTAGACATAACTGTTGGATCTTGTTTGTCGTATA